ATCCTGTTGTTGGTGTTGTAGTAGGTGTTGGTGTTACTTCTGGTTCTGGTGTAGTAGTAGGTGCAGTAGTTGTAGTTGTAGTTGTTGTTGGTTCACCTACAATGGCACCAGTAGTTACATCCTGTGTCTTTCCTTCCTTTGTTCTAATTCCCGGATAGATGGTCTGAACAAGAGGAGTCATAATTTGTTCCTGCTCCCATTTTCCTGTAGAAGAATTAAACTTCATTTTATAACGAACATTCTGAGCAGAATGCCTTGTATCTGTTCCTGCTGCTTGTCCTAATGCCGTTGTTGTTGCTGTTGCAGTTTCTACCATTATTTTTTATTGCCCAGTATTTGTCCCTTGAGGCGAGCCAGTTTGCGAAGCGAAGCCATTTTCCCTTGGTTGCGGAACACCTCCAACTCCGATGTTGCCACCTCCAGTTCCTGTGATGTCGTTCGGATTTGCTCCTGCAGGTACATTTCCACCTGCCCCCATAGGGGGTTGCTGACCATTGCCTTGAGCTTGTTGATTTCCATTTGCTGCTCCTATTATTTCTGAGTATATTGCCGCTTTTTCTGGGTCATTAATTAATTGATCTGGGTCTAAGTCCAATGTTTTTGCAATTTCACGAAGTACAGCGTGGTACTTAATGAACGGTGCAATTGTTGGATTCGCCCCAACTTGAAGAAGTGTCATTAATCGTTGTGAACGAACTTCCTTCATCATTAATGATTGTGTGCCTTTTGCACTTATTTCTAGGTCTCCTACAATCTCTGGAATATCCGCATTGAATTGCATATTCCATTGAAATAGAGAATGACCTAACGGGCGTAACAAATAATCATCTATGTTTTTAATAACTGTTTTTATGTTTAGTGCTGCTGCACCGAATAGCATTGACATTCCTGCAGCCGTACGAGTTGTTGACTGTATTCCTGTCTGTCCGTGTGAATAAGATGGAATGCCTGTTGATTCATCAGCCAATTGCCTAAACTTATCAAACATTTGTAAATTTTCTTGTGCTGTATTTGGAAACTTTAATCCGTGAATAGACTGACCGGGTTGCCCACTTTGTCGTCTAAATATCTTGCCCGGAAATATCTTTAAGTCTTGACCCGGTACAAGCATTGTTTCATCCACATCAAAAACAAGATTTCCTGCCAGAGCCAAGTTATCAATAGCCATTCTTGCGTGGCCATTCATAACTTGCTGTGCATCTTCCATATTTTCTGGAACACCCACACCAAAGAATTGATAAGGGTTTAATTCATATGGAACAACTAAGTATGGCAGTCTACTTGGTGTAAATGGATTGATAACTAAACGAATAACATATGAACCGCATACCCAAGCATTAACTTGCAATTCATCCAATTCATCATCTAGTTCATCCAATTCCAAACCTGCATCTTCTGCAAGTTTCTTATCCAATTTACCCCAATATTCTAAAACTTCAAATCGTTCTTTTTTAAATTCTGTTTCATTTTCCCTGTCTTTAAGACTATGTTCAAATCCTTTTGGGGCATAGTTCGGCCCTTCTTCCAAGCATTTAATTATTTCCTCGTGTCTGAAAAATGGTCTGTTAATTAAGTCACGCAACTGTGTTGCATTCATTTTATGACGTTGAATGATATAATTACAATCTTCTATCTTTGTTGATTCTGGGTCTGGATATAAATCCCAACAACTAACTGCTTCCACCATTGGACAAACTTTCTTTGATGGGTCATAAGTTGATGCCCCTGTCTCTGGGTCTTTAGTCCAACGATGCATATCCTTTTCAAATGTAAAAGGCCCCTTAAGAACACCTGTTCCTAAAAGAGCCATCTCAAAAAGTGTATGTCGTATTTCTTTTGTTGCATTATTCTCTTCCAATTGGTCAAGAATAAGCTTCTTCATATTTTCAGCAGATTCTTTTGCAGGCTCTATTTGGGGCATTTTCTTCAAGTCTGGAGAAGGGCCTTCCGTAAACTGTGCCTCCCCATTATACTTTTCCGATAAGCCCCCTAGAATATCATCATAGGTTGCCCCTGTTGGTAATTCTTTTCCATCTCCTGAAAACCCATAGGGATTTTCTGGCTCCTTGACCTGTCCTTCTTCCTGTGCTTTATTAATATGGGCATATTCCGATACGCCATCTGGAAGTGGGGTTGGTTCAATACCAATAGGAAATTTTCCAGAAGAAAATAGTACATCAGTAATCTGCCCGTAGGCAGCAAGAACTTTCGTCTTTGTTATCTTTACAAATACACGTGACTTTTCCGATTCGGTAAAAGCCATATCATTACCATATAGTCCACGATAATTTCTATAGGCTTTCAGCCAACGCTGTTCATCAAAGTATCGTGCATCCTCAGAAGCTGACAGCTTCCCCTTGATAATTCCAACTAGTAAATCTTCCTGTACAGTTTTTTCATCCTTATCTCCCAAAGATAAAATTTGATCTGTTGGTTTTTGTTGCATTTACTTAGCTGTTATGTGAGCCTTGCGTAATCTTTGCTTTTGACCAAGCAGCCGGTTTTGGATTTGCTGATTTTCCACCCGCATCAGAAAATTCTCCTTGAGAGTATGTTTTCGTAATGCTTGAGTCTAATTTTTCATTAGGACTCTTTGGATAAGCAGCACCCATTTCTCCGTGCTGATATTTTTTCATAATTGGTTGTGGCATTGTTTCCTCCTGTTAATATTAATATCCTATTTTTTTTACTTTTGTTTTAGTTTTTACTTTAACTAGTTTTTTTACTTTGGGTTTTTTTACCATTTTTTTTGACATTGTCATTTTTGGTTTTCCGTACATACTAATAATCCTTTTGATTGGCTTTATCCCAAAAAGAAGATTGCACGTGACTATTTGGTTTGCTTGGATAGTCCTTAGTTGCAATATCAACATCGGCTTCTCCACCGTGTGCTGATAAATTCATATTCTTTTTATCCTTTTTTTTAGAATAGGGCATACCAAATTCACCCTGTTTATATTTTTTCATAATTGGTTGTGGCATTCTAACCCTCCTTAATTTTAGTTTTTAGGTAATCCATTAATTCTGGATTATCTACAAACACTGTTGTTAAACCATTAGCTAACCCATTAACTACTAGTTCTTCTACTTTCTCTTCCAAATCAATATGCCATTGATAGATGATGGCGTGTAAAACTTCGTGTAATACCGTATTTGCGTGAGAAACTCCCTTTTCATCAACTACATAACCAATGATTCCTTCTTTTTGAAAAAACTGACCTTGAGCTTCATTTGCCGTTGCGACAGTCTGTTTCCATTCTTCTAGTTTATAATCCCTATATCCAATTTTTATGGATTTAGGCACTTGTATTTTTACCATATTATTTCCCTTAGTATCCAAAAACTTTGTCCGCAGGTTTAAATTCCACATCTTTCGGTCTATTCCAATGAGTTTGCAAGGAATGGGGATGAAGAGGTCTGCTCATACACCCATAACGCAAAGCATCATAAGCGTGGTCTTCCGCATTCGTATCCACATCCTCTGGATTATTCTTGTCAGTTGGTAGTAAAGGAAGTGTTCTTACTGTATTTATACAATTTGGAAAAAAGAATATTCCGGGATAATTTATGTCTGGGTCTACATACAATCGTTTATGAAGTTCAAGCTTACCGCTTATTCGACTGCGTGGCGATCTGTCTGATGGCCTCCAACTGCATCCTTCTCGAATCATTGTCTCGGCTATGCTTGGCCCTGCATCTCCACGTTTTGCCCACGTGGATGAATCAAGGACACCATATCTTATATGTTCTCCGTATTCAAGTTCTAAAACTTTTTGTGCAAATAAATCGGCTGTAACTTTTTGTGTATATAATTCCCTATAGACGTACAAATAATTTTCAAAATCAATAGCAATCCATAGACAACAAGCAGCACTAGCATACCCCCAATCACAAGTGCGAAACCTAACCCAATTATTGGGTATTTCAAAAGGTTCGATAACGTGTACATTCCTATTAAATTCTGGAAAGGCAGAGCCTTCAAATGCATCCCAATCTCCTTCTAAAAATTGCCTTCGCTGTACGTCCGGCAAAGATGCTAACATAATCATATAATCATCTGTTTGCATTAGATAGGGATTATCCTGTAATTTAGCAGGAATAAACCGTCTTGTTATTTTTTTTACGCCAATAGGCGTATCAATTTCCAATGTAAAGGGTGTATTGTATTCAGCAGGTTCAACAAACATTTCTCGAACCCACGTTGAACCAATATTCCCCGGATTTCCTGTTGCTCGCATATACACAGGTATCTCTGGGTCTACACTTCTTAGGGAGGAACGTAAGAAATTGTAAATTTCTGGAGTCGGATATTGTGGTAGTTCATCAATGCCTATCCACGTGTAGGATTGTCCTTGATAACGCAAAACATCCATTAGATTTTCTGCATAGCCAAATTCAATTCTTGCACCAGAAGGAAACCTCCATTCTTTTTCCTGCTCTCTCCACTTTGCACCGGGAAATGCACGATTATAAAGTCGTTGAGAGTGGGAAATTAAATCCCTTAATTCTGGCATCGAACGTCTGAGGAGTAATGCACGATGATGGGTTTTATGGCAATAACGAAGCGGGTCAACCAACATAGCGTATGATTTTCCACCACCTCTTGCACCGCCATAAAAAACTTCCTGTTCACTTGCTGCCAGAAATTCAGTTTGAGGGCCTTCATTAGGTCTGAAGATAACTTCCTTTTCCGCTACAACATCCTGTATTGTCGGAGGTAGCTGTTCAAGTTTATCTTCTTCTACAATCTGTGATTCTTTGCCTGAAAGGGCATTTTCTATATTCTTTAAATTTTCTTTTTTTGTTTTTGCTTTTCGTTGAGCTAGGATATATTTTTCCCTAGCCTTTTCCACTTTTCTATTTTCAGATTTTAATGTCTGTTTTGCGGAACGCTTTGCTTTTGTATATTTTTCCTTTAAAGTTAACGTCTTGGAAGAAATAGGTACTACCCTTTTCCTTCCTGCTTTCTTTAATTTTGGTGGAGCAATATCCTCTACCATTGTCTATTTAAAACTTTTCTCAAGCCCATTCCCGTTAATCGTCTGCCTGTCTTTCTAAAAAGCCAATCGGCAACTTCTCGATAGGATGAACCTTTTATGTATTTTCTTGCCTGTTCAAGAGCATCCATTTCCTCTTGTACAGATTCTAAATAATTTTCCTTTTCTGATTCCTTGTATCCAAATGGTACGACACGAGCAACTTTCTTACGTAGAATTTTCTGCTCGTTCTCCATCTTTGGGCGGGAGAATAAAGATTCCTGAAACTGATCTGACATTGATATCCACCTTTTCTTTTTTTGTTAAACCTACTCGGTCTAATATTTGTTTTGCAGCTTCTACTCGAATACTTGCATTAGGTGTACTTCCATCTTCCTCCAATGCATTGACTAATCCCATTGTTGCCTTTGGGGAATAAGAAGCCATCACTTCCTCTGCCCGTTGAATAATTTCATCCTTTAATGCTCGTATCACCTTTGGATAGGAATGCTCTGAATATCCTGCTATCTCTCCTGCCTTTTTTGGGTTGCCTTTTGCATCTCCAAATAAAGCTGTTAAGAATGACTTTTGTTGGTCAGTTAATTCCTTTACCCGTTGTG